AGTCAGTATGGCACCTCAGTACCCCGCTGGTACTACTAAAGTGTACTCTTACATTGCCTCACGTGGTGGCAAATTCACTTTCACCGAGTTCTTCGGTCTTCAAGCCTTCATCAAAGAATACCTGTTGACTCCTGTCACCAAGGCCGATGTTGATATCGCCCAAGAAATCTTGACTGCCCACGGTGAACCATTTGACCGTAGTCGCTGGGATTACATCGTTGATGAACTCGGTGGATATCTGCCAGTCGTTATCAAGGCAGTTCCAGAGGGCACCATTGTCCCTGTCAAAAACGCTGTCCTCACTATTGAAAACACCGATGACCGTTGTTACTGGTTGACCACTTGGTTGGAAACTGCCTTGCTTCGTGCCGTGTGGTATCCTACTACCGTTGCTACTCAAAGCAAGTTCATCAAAGGCATCTTGCTTGAATATTTGGAAAAATCTGGTGATCCTACTACTATTGGTTTTAAGTTGCACGATTTCGGCGCTCGGGGCGTTTCTAGCATGGAGAGCGCTGGTATCGGTGCCGCGTCGCACCTTGTCAACTTTATGGGAACGGACACTATTACTGGTGTTCTGTTTGCTCGTGAATACTACAATGCTGGCATTTCTGGTTTCTCAATTCCTGCCGCTGAACACAGCACTATAACTAGTTGGGGTCGTGCTGGTGAAGTAGATGCTTACAGAAACATGGTCCGTCAGTTCGGCAAGCCTGGTGCCATCTTCGCTGTTGTTAGTGATAGCTACGATATCTACAACGCTTGCCGTATGTGGGGCACCGAGTTGAAGGACGAGGTCGTTAACTCTGGCGCTACTGTGGTGATTCGTCCTGATTCGGGCGATCCTGTTGATGTGTTGCCACGAATGATCACCATCCTCGCTGACGGCTTTGGCTACACCGTCAACGACAAAGGCTACAAAGTCTTGAGCAATGTCCGTATCATCTGGGGCGACGGTATCAACCCAATGAGTATCCAGTCAATTCTCAGAACGATGGTAGATGCCCGTGGCTGGTCGGCTGACAACTTTGCCTTCGGTATGGGTGGTGCCTTGCTCCAGGCAGTTGACCGTGACACTCAAAAGTGGGCAATGAAGTGCTCTGCCGCTGAAGTCAACGGTGAATGGCGGGAAGTATACAAAGAACCTGTCACTGACCAAGGCAAAGTGTCGTTGAAGGGGAGAGTCACGCTGTGGCAATCTGGTGGCGATTTCCTCACATCGGTTGAGCGCCCGCTCGGTTGGACTGACACGTCATTTGGTGAATGGAAAGAGGCACTCGTCGAGGTATACCGAGACGGCAAACTCATCAAAGAATATACATTTGATGAGGTTCGTGCTAATAGCATGAAGTAATAATATGGGGGCAATGCCCCCATATTATTTGGGTCTTTGAAGACCTCTAGATAAATAAACATAGGAGAAATTATGATTTATTTATATGTAAAAACACACAACAATACGGGCCTGAAATATCTAGGCAAAACAAAAAGAGACCCGTTTCAATACTTAGGCTCAGGTGTCCATTGGACTAGGCATTTACGAAAATATGGAAATGATGTGACAACTGAAATATTGAAGGAATGTCACTCTAACGATGAACTGAAATACTGGGGACTATACTACAGTGAGTTATGGAATGTGGTGGGCGACGATTCTTGGGCAAATTTGAAGCCAGAGTGTGGTGATGGGGGCGACACATCAAATACTGAAAACTTCAAGTTGGCAATGGCAAATATGATTAGGTCTGGCACAAATAACGGAATGTTCGGCAAAAATCATTCTCAATTGTCAATTGACCTGATGAAGGCGAACAGAATCGGTAAAGGTCCTAATAAACAATCAAAATCACATATAGAAAATAAAAGAAAAACTAGATGTAAATTATATCAAGTAACTGACCCCGATGGAAATATTTACGAAGTGGATGATTTGGTCATATTCTGTTCCACACACAACATACCTTACAAAACTATGTCTAAAATTCCCAATAGAGGAACACCGACCAGAGGACAATGTCTCGGTTGGAAAGTAATCAAAAAGTAGTACAAAATTGGGAGTTGACAACAACTCCCTTTTTTGTTATAATAGACCTATAATCAATCAACTAAGGAACAACAATGGGTTGCTGGAATAAAACTTGTGGCTTGAGTAATCTTCACATTACGGCGGGTACACCCGTGTATGTGTTCGTGCTGGAAAAGAACGATACATACGAACACTGTTATAGCACCGGCTTGTTTAGTCCACTGTTACTGCCGTTTGAATCTAAGTACAATGATTACGGCGGTGGCGAAGATTCTTCTGGTATTGCCTTGAACATCATCATGGGCGGTATTAAACGGGACTTGGTTGAGATGCCACTGGGTGAGAACGAGTACCACGACATTGAAGTCACCAGAGAAAAGTTTGATGTGGATTTGTTCTTTGAAGCAGTACATGAAGACCGTTTGAGCATTAAAGGCCGCTTCAGTACAGAGCCCACACCGATCTACTTTACAATGATGCGTAAGGACATTGTGGATGCCATCCTTGAAAAGCGTGAGATTGAAGAGTATGTGGGCGACAACAAGGGCACATTCGCCAAATGGGGTGACCAGAAGAATTACATCCGTTACCGGTTTGCCGACATTGTTGCCGACATTCGTCCTATGATTGCTGAGGCCCGTGCCAAAGTCGCTGAAGCCAAAACAACTAACGAAACTCTTGCCAATTATATGCTCTACGATGGCATCGGTGCTATTTTTGATTACCACAGTCCTCATATTTCGGCTCGTTGGATGCGTTACGACAACTACCGTTACAGCCGCATTGTGGATATGAAGACCGTATTCCGTAAGGCTTTTGAAGCAGGTACTGATGAGGCAATGGAAACACTGGCTCTGGTTATGGAACAACACCTCAAAGCCCTGTACATTGATGGCTTTATGACTGCCGCCCGTAAGACATGGATTCCTGGTGGTCACGAAGGCAGTCAGAGTTCTAGCGGTGGTGCCCTTCGTTTGCTGGCCAAGGCTACTATTGATGTCTTGGACAAGGAACGGGCAGAGTGGCTGGCTGATACAGGCGAAGACGAAGATGAGTATCTTGAATAATGACCGTCCGAGTGATACCCCGACTTGAAGACCACTTATGGTACCCAATACTTGTGAAGTTTGCTGGGTATCACCACATCATAGAAATGCAGGGCCGAGAAGTCAACGAGTGGAATGATCGGGTCAGAGAACAGCAACTAAAGGATACACAGGGTCATCCTCGTGGATATTGGATTTAAGGAAACAAAATGAACGAACGAATTCGAGAACTTGCTGAAGAGGCATCAAAAGAAGCATTTCCACTTGTTAGTATGGCTTGGATGGAAAAGTTCGCCGAGTTGATTGTCAAGGAAACAATGCAAGTTGTTGCTAACCAACTTCCTAGCAATCAGTATCTTGATGTAGCACACTCGGTAATTGAACATTTTGGAGTTGAACGATGAACGAACGATATGAACAACTAATGGCACAGGCTTGGATTGAATTTGCTCCAGATGCCAAAGCAGTGACTAAACGGTTCGCCGAGTTGATTGTCAGGGAATGTGCGATGTTTGTAGTAACAGAACTAGAAGGCAAAGTTGGGTCACTCATTGCCGATGCCACTGCCAACAGGTTGGAAGAACATTTCGGAGTTGAATGATGAATGATTTGAAAATGTACATTTGTATCAAGGAATGGGTACCAACTGGCCATGCCCTGAACACTGCCGCTCACGCTGGCTTGATTGGATATTTGGAATTCAAACATCTTCCGGAAACTGAAGAATGGTTGAAGGACTCGTTCAAGAAAGTCACCTGTGTGGTCACTGATGAAGAGTTCCGACAGTTGATGATGATCAAACACAACTATGTACTAACGGAGAGTAGGCTGGATGGTGAGGTAGTGGGCGCCGTATTCGCTCCGCGCCGTGAATGGCCACCGATCATGAAAACTTTACGGCTCTGGAGTTGATTATGATATTCAGTTTTATTTCAACAATTGTAAAAGGTGTCACTGTGACACTGATCGTGTCGATATGGGCACTGATGATTCTTGGACTCAGCGTGAGTGCTTGGCGTTGGATAACATCTTGATTCTTGAAGACGCAGAAGAAATCTACAAAATAGGAGAACAAAATGGCAAATGAACTTGCGAAGTATTTGAACAGCCGCCGCCGTCTAAAAGATGACAACGCTATCGCCCGACAATTGAAAATCGCTCGTCAACATGGCTTGACCAGTCGTGATGCGGCATTCAAACAACCCCATCGTCTGGCTAAGCACCACGCCATGGACTGCGGTCGACCAGGGTGCCACATGTGCGGTAACCCCCGCCATATCCATAAGGATAGTCTGACCGCTCAAGAGAAGCGTATGTTTCAAGATGTGGAAAAGATGACTGACAAACACAGCAACGGATTACCACATGACGATATTGAGTCCTGAGTACCTAGCCCTACAGGCAGAAGTTACCAGAATTGGGAAGTTGAAGGATAAGGTCCAGAAAACCATGGATCGCCACAATGCCAAAATCAAGCAATTGTTAGAATCATGCACTCATGAAGAAATAGAAGTAAAGAGTAGTTATTTCCCAGGCTCTTACTACGATAAAGCATGTACTGATTACTGGAATCGTTGTAAGCTATGTGGCGCCACTAGCGAAAAAACAACAGATGAACACAGCTACTACGGTTGACAACAATACAACAATCTGTTATAATATATCTTTATAGGGAAAAATCAATGATTGAACTACATGGTCTGACCGAACATCAAGTAGAACTACTTGACATCATTTGGAATATTGACTCTATGCCAGAAGTGGAAGAATGGGTAGCTACTCTATCTGATAGTGACCAAATGGAATGTCATAGTCTCATTGAATTACTGGCAATTGAAATCATGGACTCACAACTCAAATTCTCTGTCAAGTTTCCCGAAGCAGACAAAGTTATCAAACACATCAAGGCACTATAATGACCGATCTTACCGAAATAAAAACAGCCGTGAAGTCGGCACTCCTAACCGGCCCTACCACCATTGTCTTCAAGAAGGTTGATGGTACTGAGCGTACCATGAAGTGTACTCTAAACGAGGCACTCTTACCAAAGCGTGAGGTCACTGAATCCGCCCGTAAGGCCAATGACGGTATTCAAACTGTGTTTGACCTTGAGTTGAATCAGTGGCGTAGTTTCAAGTGGGACAATTTTATTTCTTTTGAGGGTACAGTATAATGGCTGCCAGTTGGATCAATAAACTAAATGAATCGGATAGCCGTCTTCACAAAGAGGCTGTCTTAGGCACTGCTCTTGGCTTGGCTAACATGGGTGATGGTGGCGCTGTTCGCCTGTTGTCCTTGCTCCGAGCATGTTATGACCCATTCGTTACATTCGGCGTCAAGCAAGTTGGAGTAACCGAAGGTATTATTGGCGCTGATAATCCATGGGAAGAGTTCTCAGAACTGTTAGTCAAGTTGTCAAAGCGTGAACTCACAGGTCATGCCGCCCGTGACGCTATTGTGGCAATCAGTACTCGTTTTGATAGCGTTGAGTGGAATGTGTTCTGCCGTCCTATCATTCTCAAAGACATTCGTGCCGGTATCTCTGAGAAGACCATCAACAAGGTTTGTAAGCGGACTGATTTTGAAATCCCTGTTTTTGGCTGCCAATTGGCCACCTCATGTGATGATCGTCCTGAAATGAAGGGTCTCAAGCGACTTGAGCCTAAGTTGGACGGCGTTCGTGCCCTGTTCATGGTTGAGTTCCTTGATTTGGATAGTGGACTGAATCGTCAACCAAAAGTCACCTGCTATAGTCGTAACGGCAAGGTGTTTGAGAATTTCGATCACATCTCCCGTCAGTTGGAAAAACATGCCGACACTATCAGTAGAAAGTGTAAAGTCATGGGTCATAGCATGTATGATGGCTATGTGCTTGATGGCGAAGTAATCGGTAAGTCATTCAATGACCTGATGAAACAGGCTCGTCGTAAGTCAGATGTTGCCGCCACAGACAGTATCTTCTATGTGTTTGATGTGTTGCCTCTTGACTCTTTCCGTGAAGGTCACTGGAATGCCCAACTTGAAAAGCGTATCTCTACCTTAGAAGAAATGAGGCCTCTGTTTGGCAAGATGCCCAATGTTGACTTGTTGCCTCACTTGATGGTTGACTTGGACACTGCTGAAGGCCGGGATCAATTCCGTCGCTATTGTAACGATAAAGTCAATGAAGGTTTTGAGGGCGTGATGGTGAAGGAGATGAAGGCGCCTTATGTCTGTAAGCGTAGTACTGACTGGATGAAATATAAACCCGTCATCACCGTTGATTTGAAGGTCATTGATGTTGAGGAAGGTACAGGTAAGAACGCTGGTCGTCTTGGCGCTCTTGTATGTAACGGTATAGACAATGGTCTTGAAATCACGGTCAACTGTGGTAGTGGATTCAGTGATGCTCAACGTGATGAGATTTGGCTCAATCGTCAGATCACCATCGGTCAAACTGCTGAAGTCATGGCTGATGCTGTGAGTCAGAATCAAGACGGTACCCACTCGCTCCGTTTCCCTCGCTTCGTTCGCTTTAGGGATGACAAATGAACTGGGAAGAAGGAATCTTGGCATTCATTCTCTTCTGGGTACCAATGGCGATCATCTTTTTCCGGTTTCACAAGCAGAACAAAGAGATTGATCGTAAGTATGAACAACGGATGAAAGAAATAGAGGAAAAATATTATGGTAAGTGAGTTTGCCCAATTCGTTGGCAAAGAATACCAATTCTCAGATGGTGCCATACTCAAGATCGTTCAGATCAAACCACGGGATACTGGTTTCATGATTACTTATGAGACCATCTATCCCGACGCTCTGCCTCGCCGTCTAGTGATGATGGAGTCAGAATTCATTCAAATGTTTGGACACCTATTTGTCTCATGAAAAAAGAAACATTCTATAAAAAAGTAGGCCGTAAGTATGTGCCAGTCAGAGAATACGATGATGAATTGACTCGGTCGTTCCCTCATGGTAATCATCTAGTGATGTGTTATCCTGGTGGTAAGACTACTCGTCACAACATTGAACCCGAATATGTTCCTATGATTGCCGCTGGTCGTATCTGTGAGGATGTGATTAGTAAAGCCATCATGAAGGCTCATGAGATTCGGCCGTATCAGAATGTGGCACTCACTCCAGAACAACGAGTAGCCTGGGACAATCTAGTCGCCGTACTAGGTGATGGTGGCAGATATCTTGAATGGCCCAGCGCCCGTGAGGTTACTGATGCCGCTGTCAGGGCTATGGCTGAAGAGGCTGTCAAGATGTTAGAGAATGAGTCAGTCAAACTGGCATATGACCAGTTCATTATGGTTGCTACACTTGTCAAAGAGCGCCAAACAGATTGACTGTCTGTACTTTAGTGTGATAAAATAGACGATAAAACACACTAAATACCATCTTATGTCTAAATATCTCACTAGATTCTCAACTTATACTCTGCTAGTGGCACTGTCAATCAGTGTCGTGGCAGAGTTTTATAGTATTGCCGGTCTGACCGCTATCTTCTCAGCGGCAGTCATTCCCACTATCATCATGGGTGTTGTATTAGCGTTGGGTAAACTTACCGCTACTGTATGGCTCAAACTCAACTGGGAAAGAGCGCCACTTTCCTACAAACTCTACCTAATCCCTGCTATCGCTGTCTTGATGTTCTTGACCAGTATGGGCATCTTTGGCTTCCTGTCAAAGGCACATTCGGATCAGAGTTTGATTAGTGGCGACAGTCAGGCAAAGATAGCCGTTTACGATGAAAAAATCAAAGTAGCAAAGGAAAACATTGATGCCAACCGCAAAGCGCTTAAACAGATGGATGAGGCAGTGGATCAAACAATGGTCCGC